TGATCCAAGCCGCTCAGGAAAACTTCAGGTGTATATCCAACAGTTTGGCGGCCCAGATTCAAACAATCAAAAATCGTGGAGCACTGTAAGTTATTGTCCTCCATTCTATGGATCAACTCCTGCAGGTGCCAGTGCTGGCACAGGTGCTTTTGAACAAGGTAACCCACAAAGCTATGGCATGTGGTTTACACCACCCGACATTGGTGTACAAGTATTATGCTTGTTTGTGGCTGGCGAACCAGTCGGCTATTATGTAGGTTGCGTTCCGTCACAAGGTATCACACACATGGTTCCTGCCGTTGGGTCAGTGGTCAAAGCTCAGGCCATGACACAAAACGCCACCCAGGCCAGTTACTTTGCTGGGTCTGAACGACTGCCTGTAACAGAAATCAATAATTCCAATACACAAATTAGTCAAAATCCCAAATACTTTGATCAACCTAAGCCAGTACACAGTTATGTGGCTGGCATCTTGTTTCAACAGGGCTTGATCAACGATCAAGTGCGTGGAAGTATTGGCAGTACCAGTCAGCGCGAAAGCCCTAGTAACTGCTATGGTATCAGCACTCCGGGCCGTGCAATTTATCAAGGTGGTATTGGCGCCGGCGCCGGCGGCGAAGCTGGAATTACTGGTAAAACTTTAGATGCGGCAGCACCCAATGCTGCCACAGTGATAGCACGACGTGGTGGCCATACGCTAGTTATGGACGATGGCGACTTACAAGGCAACGATAATCTTGTACGCATACGCACCAGCAAAGGCCATCAAATTACCATGAGTGATGATGGTGACTGCCTGTACATTTGTCATGCTAACGGACAAAGTTGGATTGAGCTAGGACAAGAAGGCACCCTGGATGTGTACACCACCAACAGTGTGAATCTACGCACACAAGGCACTATAAATTTGCATGCCGACGAAGATATCAACATGTTTGCCGGCGGCAAAATCAACATGAAAAGTACCAAGGGCACAACCATGCAAAGCGATGCCGACATGACTGTGTCAAATAAAGGTCAGTTGACCTTGTTTAGTCAAGCTGGCATAGGATTAAAAACTCCAGGTACCCTGGCCATGACCAGTCAACTGGGCAGTTGGGCCGCAAGCAGCACATTGAGTTTTAACGGAAGCAAAATAAATCTCAACGGTGGTCCAAAAGCAGAAGTAGCAACACCTGCCGGCTTGACCAAATACCTGTTGCCTAAAGTAGAGTTTAATGCCAGCGCTGGTTGGATAGCACAGCCCACTGGCTTAGAAAGCATAGTGACTCGTGCACCTACACATGAACCATATCCGTATCATAATCAAGGTGTGAGTGTGTCAGTTAAATTAGCAGGGCCTACTCCTACTCCACCACCAGCGGCACCACCTGTACCGGCCAAAACAACTATTACCAAAACAGGTGATGCCGCAACCACGGCAGCAAAAGAAGCGGCTGTTAAATCCGCTACAACTACTTCAGCACCTAACCCACCTACAGTGAACGCAAGTTCAGTAACATGGAATGCAAATAGTAGAGATAGTATAGAAATAGCCAATACACAAGTAAATTCCATGTCAGACACACTCAAGGCATGGTATACTCAATACGGAAGTGTAGCCACTGAAGCGCAAAGAGCAGCAGTTGGTGCTCAACTAGATGTTATTATTGCTAAACAACGACAGTTGCTTGCGGATATTGATAGACTTAATGCCGGCGGATAACCATGGCACAATTTAACTACACCCTTCCGTCTGGCGCAGAATTTACCATGCAGGCGCCTGACGGTACCACCCAAGACCAAGCTGACTTTACATTTTACAGTCAAGTGGCCGCAGGTGCTCTAGTAGGGTTTGAGCCCGGACAAAGTGTCAGCGGAACCACATCTGCCTTGGCCAAATTTGAGCTAAGTAGATTGGATCGTGGCACCGCTGGAGTTGACGATACTGTAATTTTGGCCATTATCAACGGACTGCCCACAGTAGCCAACCTTCCGTCTTTGATTAATACTCCCTTGACTAATCCTATAACCCAGGCCAACATAGCCTCAATTGCTGGTACAGGATTTACCGCACCAGCTATAGGATCCTTGACATCTAATCAAACTCTAGCACTCATGGCACAAGTAGCCAACACTGTGGATCAGGCTGCTGATGTCATAACTGACGAAACTGGAGTTGGCAAATATGGACTCAGCTGTCAACAGTTGGAAATGGCTGGCTATGTCAAACCTGGTACCTGGCAACAATTTTTGCAAAACACATCTAACACCTTAACCGAGGTACTTGCCGCTCCGGGCATCTGGACGGGGTTAAATGGAATTTATTCGCTTGATGATTTCCTTAACAGCACTAACTGATAGATAAAATAAAATGACCTTTGCACAAAATAATGCCCTAGCAACCTTGATGAAAGATGGTTATAACAGCTTGCAAGCTGCTGGTGTAATCACACCGCCAGCCGCACAATCAGTGTCGGCTGTGGTAGGACAATTGTACACTGGAACTGATCAGGCATTGATCAGTGCAACAACCGCAATAACCAACACGGTAAACAGTCAAGTGGCATCTTTGGTCACAAATGCCAGTCAATACGGTACACAACTCACTGCACAATGGGCTAGAGATTTGCCTGGCGTGACTGACCTTACTTCTAACCTGACCAGTATAAAAGGTCTATCAGCATTGTCAAGTCAAGTTACAGGCTTGCCTAGTCTTGGCTCACTGACATCTGGCATAACTCCTGATCTAGCATCAGTAAAAACTGCCATGGACAGCCTGGGCAAAGCCAGTCAATTTGCCTCCACAGCAGCCAGTACACTAACCGGTGGATTAGACAAATTATCCAATCTCAGCGTCAGTAATTTAACATCTAACTTGCCTAGTGTTTCAGCCTTAACTGGTCAACTACAAGGTCAACTTACTGGACAAGCCACAGCACTGGCTGGTCAGCTACAAGGCCAAGCCACAGCATTAGCAGGACAACTGCAAGGGCAAGCCAATGCGTTATTGGCACAGGCACAAGGACAATTTAATTCATTGATTGCGCAGGGCGACAGCCTTGTGTCAAACGTGCAAAAAGCCGCAGGATTTGCCAACACAGTAAATCGTGCCACAGTTGATACAGCATTTACAAAAATACTCGGTAGTAGTAAAATACCTGTTCCCAGCTTTGGCGCAGACTTGCCGGATTCAGCCAGCATTGGAGCTGCACTTGATATCAGCAAAGCCCAATCTGTGTTAAAAAATCTGCAAGGGCAAGGTACAGCCCTGCTTAGTCAAGCTCAAGGAATAGCCAGTCAAGCTCAAGGACTAGTTAATCAAGCCCAAGGGCAAGCCAATAACTTGCTGGCCAGTGCCAGAACCAGTGTAAATCAGATAGTTTAATAGAGTAAATACAACATGACTACATTCATTGGATTCAACACCATAGGTCAAAACAAAAAATTCACAGCCGTGGACTTTGATCTTATTAAAATTGACCTGCTCAATGCCTTTAACATACGGCAAGGCGAGCTGGTTGGCCGTCCTGGCTACGGTACAGTGATCTGGAATTACTTGTTTGAAAATCAGACACCAGAAACACAGTCAGCTATCTACACAGAAATACAACGTGTCTGTGCTGGAGATCCTAGAGTGTTTATCAGCGGCATACAAGTATTTCCTCAGCAAAACGGCATGCTAATACAATTAGGAATAGCTGTAGTACCCAGCACTACAGCGCAACAATTAAGCCTGTTTTTCGATCAACAACAACGCTCGGCCACCTACGTTTAACTACCCAGATTATTAGTTCCATAAATACTTTAACAATGGAATAACTATGGCCACAACCTCAAGACAAACTGTGATATTTGGCGTTGAAGATTGGAAACGAATCTATCAAACCTACCGCGAAGCTGATTTTCAAAGCTACGATTTTGAAACCCTTCGCAAAAGTTTTGTGGATTATTTGCGCCTTTACTATCCAGAAACATTCAACGATTATATTGAGTCAAGTGAGTTTATTGCCCTCCTTGATGTCATGGCTTTTATGGGCCAAAGTCTAGCATTTCGCACGGATCTAAACACAAGAGAAAACTACTTAGACACAGCAGAACGCAGAGACAGTGTTGTTAGACTTGCAAATTTAGTCAGCTATACCCCTAAGCGTAACACAGAAGCTTCAGGATATCTCAAAGTGTTTAGTGTCAGTACCACAGAAAATCTCACTGACTACAACGGCATTAACTTGGCCAATCTTACTGTTAACTGGGCTGACCCGACTAACCTTGATTGGCAAGAACAGTTCATCACAATTATCAATGCCAGCCTGACCAATGCACAAAAATTTGGCAACCCCGCTAACCGTCAAACACTGTTAGGTGTAGACACACAAGAATATACCATCAACTTGGTGCCTGGCTTCTTGCCAGTGATTCCATACACTGCCACAGTAGACACAGTAAACATGCCATTTGAAGTGGTTAATGCCACATCTATTGGTGCAGACTTTGTGTACGAACCGCCGCCACTTCCTAACGGACAGTTCAATGTGCTGTTCCGTAATGATCAACAGGGATTCCTCAGCAACAACACAGGATTTTTCTTCTTGTTCAAGCAAGGAGTCCTACAGAATCAAGATTTTAATTTGCCCGAGCGCATTGACAATCGCGCAGTGGCCATCAACATCGAAGGCATCAACAACACCGACATTTGGCTGTATCAGTTGGACAACGTGGGCAACGTTGCAGGTTTCTGGGAACGAGTGCAAAGCGTGTATGCGGCTGCAGTAGAACAACTGGCTCCCGGCACAAGAGATATCTACAGTGTTAGTAGTAGAACCAATGACCAGATCACCTTAA